ATTATATGACTATATAGATACTAATATATTATCAGTAAGTGCTGCATCTTTAGAAAGAGATAATACAATATATGATTATGTAAATGCTTCTAATTTTAGTTTTAAAAACAAAATCATCAATGGGAACTTCGACGTATGGCAGAGAGGTACGAGTCAGACTACAGCCGGATACGGTAGTGCGGACAGGTGGCGTTTTAGTGGGAACCCGGCTTCGTTCACCTTCTCACAGCAAGACTTCGCGGTCGGGCAAACAGATGTACCGGAGAACCCAAAGCATTTCGGTAGAACTGTGGTAACGGCCAACAGCGTTGCCAGTGATTACCTGCACTTATCCCAACATATTGAAGGAATCCAACAATTCTCTGGTAAAACCGTAACAGTGTCGTTTTGGGCTAAGGCGGATTCAGCCAAGGACTTGGCGGTGGAATTCTTCGCAAACTATGGTTCCGGCGGGACTCCAAGTACCGCGGAAACGGTAGCCACAACTAAGGTGTCTCTAACGTCAGCTTGGGCGAAGTACGTGGTCACGGCTGAGGTTCCGTCCCTCAGCGGGAAGACTATTGGAACTAATGGGGATGATAGACTCACGCTTAATTTTTGGTTCAATGCGGGATCTGACCATGACGCACGGACAGACTCACTCGGACTGCAATCCGGTACCTTCGATATCGCGCAAGTTCAACTCGAAGATGGTTCTGTTGCAACGCAGTTCGAGCAAAGACCCCCGGCCATAGAAGAAGTACTGTGTTTTAGGTACTTCGAGTTGATCTCCCATACGCACGTGAAAACGTTTATTCTAAGCGCATATGAGCCGCATGTGATATTAACATACTACCGTAAGCGGGTCTCTCCTACACTCACTCTTAACAACGGCGGCTTCTATCGTGGCACCCAGGAATCGCCTTCAGAAGTCCGTACTTATACGTTACTACCCGCCGGAGACACACGATCACGCCTGAGCATCAGAGGACAGAGCGCCACTGTAGAGACGGCCGACTGGTTCATCAGCGGAAGCCTGGACGCCGAGCTATAAAGGAGAAGAACATCATGCAGAAATATATCATCAAAGGCCCCGGCGTATTCGACCAGGAAACCGGGATGTTCATCCCCGAAGCCCTCGGCAACCGCCACTGGCGGCAGTATCAGGAATGGCTTGCTGAATTATAAGGAGTAAAAAATGAGTAAATATAAATTATCAGATAATGGTGTTTTTGATAAAGAAAATAATATGTATATTCCAAATGCACCAGGAAATAGACATTGGCAAGAATATCAAGAATGGTTATCACAGGGTAATGTACCTGAACAACAATATGATTTGCAAAATCTTAAAACTATTAAAACTAATGAAATAAATCATAAAAGAAAAAAGTTTATTGATTCAGGTATTGAATGTTTAGGTTATACATGGGACAGTGATGATATAAGTAGAAATAATTTAATAGGAACGTTATTGGCTTATAATGCAGGTATATTAAAAGTGGATGAGACGACGGGTTATGTAATTAAATGGAGAACCAAAGATAATCAAGATGTATTCTTAACACCACAAGATTTAACTGAATTATCAACAACTATGTTAAATCATGTAAATAATGCGTATTTAATTTCATGGGATTCTAAAAATCAAATTACTAATTGTAAAACCAAAGATGAAATAGATGTAATAGAAATAAATAGTTTATATAATATGTTAAAGGAGAAAAATAATGGCTTGGTGGAATAAAAATAAAGATATAAGATCCATAATTCAAGAAGAATTGAAGGCATTTAGTAATAAAGGAGAAAAAACACCATCGTCTCAAGATATAATAGCAACAACAGGAGAAGGATGGGAAAATCTCCATGAGTTTCCTGGTATTGGACACTTAGCTTTAGGTTCTTTTAATCTGTTTTATAATAAATATATAAATCAAGAATGGAAAAATGAAAGAGAAAAAATCTTTGGTTATAGAGAAATGGCTTTAATGACTGAAGTGGCGGATATAATTGAGGATGCCACAAACGAATCAACACAAGAAGATACAGATAGTAATGTATTAACACTTAATATAACTGATACAGAGTTATCTAAAAATGAAAATATAGTTAAAAATATTAATAGAGAATTTAAATATTTATTTGAAGAAACTATAGATAATTTTCAAGACTTTTTATGGGATGCATTTAGAACTTATATGATTGATGGTCGTTTTTATTATGAACGTATTATAGATTCTAGAAAACCTAAAAATGGCATCATAGGAATTAAAAAACTTCCTTCAGAAACTATGGATTATTTCTATGAGCCCAAGTCTGGTCGTATATATGCCTATATGCAATATCTTACTGACCAACCCAGTTCCATAAATAATATAGAAGAGGCTAGACAAAAAGATGGCAAAGAATTGGTACTCTTTAATCCGGAGCAGATAGGTTTTGTTAATTCAGGTATTTATGGTAAAACAAGACATGATATATTAGGATATTTAGAAAAAGCTAGAGTTCCATATAATCAATTAAAATTATTAGAAACATCAGTTATAATTTATAGATTAATTAGAGCACCTGAAAGATTAGTATTTAGAATTGATACTGGTAATATGCCCAAAGATAAAGCTTTAAAATATGTGGAAAAAGTAAAGCAAAAACTGTCAAAAAAACAAACTTATAATCCACAAACTGGCCAACTAACAAATGAACCTGAAATATTTTCTATGTTAGAAAATTATTATTTACCACAGTCCGCAGACGGTAGAGGATCGCAAATAGATACTGTAGGTGGTAATGCAGCAGGATTTGCTGAGCTGGATGATATTTATTATTTTGCTCGTAAATTATACAGAGCTTTAAAATATCCGGCATCTAGAGTTACTGCTTCACAAGAAAGGCGAGAAGGTGATATTTTATTTGGTGGTGGTCAAACAGGTGAAATTTCACGAGATGAAATAAAATGGAGTAAATATTTAGAAAGACAGCAGATGAGGTTTTGTAGAGAATTTACAAATTTATTTCTTCTTCATTTAGATTTTAAAGGCTTAAAAAAACAGTATGATTTAGACCATAAAAAAATTAAAATTAAAATGACGGCTCCTTCTAATTATAAGGAACAAATGGAACAAAATTTCTTAGAAACTAGATTTAATAATTATTCAAGTATTGCTGATAGAGAAGAAATGAGTAAATATTATTTAATGAAGAGATTTTTAAAATGGTCAGATGATGAAATTCAAGCAAATGTGGATGGTAAAAAGAAAGATAAAGAATTAGGTCTTGTGCCTGAGGAAGGTGAAAGGTTTTAAACAAAGACGATTTTAAAAAAGATTTAAATTACTTATAAATAAATAAATATAAAATGTAAAGGGAGAAAATTATGGATACTGATTCTATTAAAAAAGCATTAGATCATTTTGAAAATGATGAATTTACAGATTGTAAAGAAATTCTTAAAAAAGAAATACATACACGTAAAAACAAATGGTTAAAAGATAAACTAGATTTATCAAAAGAAATAGAACCTGAATAAAAAATAAAGAGAATAAAATGAGTTTTACGCAAAAGACTGAAAAGAGAGGATGAAAATGGCAAAACTAATAACAGAAACCTCATATGATTTAGAATTGGTTGAAAATAAGTCAGATAAAGGTATGCATATAGTCGGTATTTTCTCATCTGCTAATATAGAAAATAATAATAAAAGAAAATATAAAAGAGAAATACTTGAAAGAGAAATAAACAAAGTTAATGAAAAGATTAAAAAAGGATCTTTATGGGGTGAATTAGGACATCCACCTAATCCTGAAATTAATATGGATAAAATAGCAATCCTTACAAAGATATTGGAATGGAAGGGTGATCATGTATACGGTAAAGCTAAAGTTCTTGATACTCCTATGGGACAAATTGCAAAAATATTGGTAAAAGAAGGGAATCTTGGTATTTCTTCTCGTGGTCTTGGTACTGTATTGGAAAATGGATATGTAAATGAGGATTTTAATCTTATTACTTGGGATTTAGTTACAGATCCTTCAAACAATCCATCATGGGTCAACGGAATTTATGAAGGTAAAGAATGGAGTGTAAATTCCTCAAAATCAAATGAAGATATTAATATGATTGAAAAATTAAAATCTTATGAAGAAAATATGATTAAAAAGATATCTAAAATTATGGAAGAAAACAAATGCGGACCTAATTTAGCATATCAACAATTTTTAAGAGAAAGAGATAATTTTATCAATGAGTATTTAAAATAAGGAGTAATTATTAATGAAAGCATATAAAAAGTATATTAATGAACAGGATACTGAAAAGGCCAAAGAATATATAGAAAGCGCAACTGAAAAGTTAAATATGGCCATTCAAACCATTATGAAAACAAATAAAAATTTTGGTGAAAAATTAAAAGCTATTACAGCTGAAATTGAAAAACTAAAAATAGGAATATAAAATGGGATTATTATCTAGAATAGATAAGATCATATGCGAATCATCTCCATATACATCAACAGAATTAACTTTTAATACTTGGTGGGGAAGAACTACACAAGTATATTTAAAAGGTAATGAGGTTCTTTGGTCACCTAGTTGGGAATTCCCAACCGGATCTATTGTCACTGAAGATGATATTGATGAAATGCGTAGAAGAGGCTATGTTATAATCCCTTGGGAATAAACAGATTCTAAGATTTAGGAATCTTATTTAAATATTAAATAAATATATTATAGAAAACATTTAGGAGGAGTCCACATGGATAAACTTTTTCAATTGCTTGGTATAGATAAATTAAATGAAGATACTCAAGCTGAAGTAAAAACAAAACTTCAAGATATTATTGAAGTAAAGGCTAAAGAACTTTCTGAAAGTAAAATAACCGAAGAAAAAGATTTTTTAGTTGAAAAGTATGAAGAAAAATTTGAAGATTATAAAAAAGATATTACATCTAAATTTTCTAATTTTGTTGATAGTATTCTTGAAGAAGAATTAGTAATTCCTGAGAAGATATTAGAGTTTGCAAAAAAAGGAGAGCTTTATGATGATCTAATTGAACAATTTAAAGTTCGTCTTGGTGTAGATGAAGGTCTTCTTGATGAAGAAGTAAAGGGACTTTTAAAAGAAGCCAAAGAAGAAATACTTAAACTTCGTAAAGACATTAATGGTCTAACAGAAAAAAATCTTGAGGTTGTTACAGATGCTCAAGAAATGGCCGCTCAACTTTATCTTTATGAAAAATGCCAAGGTTTAACTGAAAAACAAAAAGCTCATGTTATGGCAATTCTTGAAGGTGTTCAAGATAAGGCTGAAATTGATCGTAAGTTTTCCATCATCGTTGAAGAATATAAAGAAGAAGATGATGAAGAAGATGATGATGAAAAAAAGAAAAAAGTAAAGAATGAAGAAGAAGATGATGAAGAAGATGATGAAGATGATGATGAAGATGATGATGAAGAAGATGACGATGATGTAAATGAAGGTAAAGGTCGTACAGAAGTAAAGATTAAAAAGAAAAAGGTTATTAATGAAGATAATAGCCCATTTGCAAATTTCAAAAAGCAATATCTCAATGTTTTAAGAACAAACAAAATATAAATTAATTTAACAAATATGTTTAAAACAAATTGGTAACATTTTAGGAGGAAGATAATGGAAATTAAAGATCTATTAAAAAAATGGGAAGACGTTCTTAATGAAGGTAATGAGATACGTAATCATAATGTTCGCAGATCAACAGCAATTATGTTAGAAAATGAACACAATTTCTTGATGGAAGCAACAGCTTTTGGTGCTGATTCACTTGGAACACAAGCTGGCTATGCAACATCAGGTATGTTTCATAAAATTGCCGTACCTATGGTTCGTAGAACATTCCCTGAGCTTGTAGCTCATGACCTTGTTGGTGTTCAACCAATGACTGGTCCAGTAGGTTTGGCTTTTGCTATTCGTTTTAGAGCAGGTCAAGATTATAATTCACAAGCCGATGTTGAACTTGGTTACAACACCATTGATTCAGCTTACTCTGGTTCTTATACAACCTCAGCAGGTGAAGTCCTTGGTTCCGATGCCTCAACAGATAGAGGTCTTGGTATTGGTACTTACAGTGGTATTAAAGAAGTTAATATGACTGTAGAAAAAGCACAAATTGAAGCAACAACAAGAAAGCTCAGAAGTCGTTGGTCTCTTGAAGTTGCTCAAGATCTTAAAGCTATGCACGGTTTAAATCTTGAAGAAGAAATGATGGACATTCTAGCTTATGAAATCACCGCTGAAATCGACCGTGAGCTTATTGAAAAGATTGATGCAGTGTGTGTAGCTGGTGGTGCTAATTACGATAGAACATGGAACTATCAAGCAGCTTCTGGTACTGGTGTTCCTGGTGGTCGTTGGGAGATGGAACGTTATAGAGAATTATATCACTACATTCTTCGTAGAGCACAAGATATCGCAATTAATACTCGTCGTGGCTCAGGTAACTGGGTTGTTGGTAATCCTTATGCAGTTGCTATTTTTGAATCAATGGCAGCATTTACTATCGCTCCGGTAGCCGGTAATATAAATACTTCTCAAGTAGGTATTTCAAGAATCGGTTCTCTTGATGGTAGACTATCTGTTTATAGGGATACATTCCAAAGTTCCAATCAATTCTTAGTTGGTTATAAAGGACCTTCCGAATATGATACAGGTGTTATTTACTTACCTTATGTACAGTTACTAGCATCTCGCACAGTATTCGAAGATTCTTTCCATCCAACGGTTGGTTTGATGAGTCGTTATGGAATCCACGATCACCTATATGGGTCAAAAAATTATTATCAGAAAGTTTCTCTTACGAATTTACCTGCTTAATAAAGCGTAAATTTAATAAGATATTTAAAATAATAATTATAACCCACTCCCCTTTGGGAGTGGGTTTTTTATTACCTAAATAAAAAATAACATATTTACACATTATACCCTCCATGATATAAATAATTATGGAGGGTATTTTATGCTTATAAAAACTGAAGATAATACTCCTATAGAAAATATATCTATAGGATCTCATAAAAAAATTTGGTTCACATGTGAAGAATGTGGTATAGGTGTTCTTCAAAGATATAGAACTTATATAAAACAAAAACCTAAAAAATTTTGTAGGACTTGTAGAAATAAACATACTGCTAATAGAAAAGATGTAAAAATAAAACAATCTATAGCAACTAAAAATAAATGGAAAAATCTTGAATATAGAAAAAAAACCAGTAAATCTTTATCCATAGCTTGCAAAAAGGCATGGGATAATAACCCAGAAAGAAAAAAATGGCTATCTAAAAATAATCCCATGAAAATTAAAGAATACAGAGAAAAAGTATCTTTAAATGAAACAACATCACATGAGGAATTAAAAGAAATTTGTGAAAAATATGGTCATGAGTATTTAGGAAGAGAAAGACATCAAAAAGGTGGTGTAAAGATAAAATTTAAATGTTCCAATGGTCATATACAAAAAAGAGGACTAGGTGACTTTAGAGATGGACATTGGAGATGTGGTTTATGTCCTACTATACAATCAAATGGAGAAAAGGAAATATCAGAATATTTAAAGTTTTTAGGATTAAAAATTATAGAAAATGATAGAAATTTAATACATCCAAAAGAAATAGATATTTTAATATTTGATAAAAAAATTGCAATAGAGTATTGTGGAATATATTGGCATTCTGAAAAAATGATTCCTAATAAAAATTATCATTTAAATAAATTAAATCTTTGTGAAGAAAAGGGTTATAAACTTATAACAATATTTGAAGATGAATGGATCAATAAAAAGGAAATAATTAAAAGTAGGTTAAAATATATATTAGGTTTAAATACTGATAGAATATATGCTAGAAAATGTGAGATAAAGGAAATAGATCCTATTTCCACTAAAAGATTTATAAATAGATATCATGTTCAAGGATATAATAGGAGTGTTATATGTTTAGGTGCATTCTATAATGATAGATTAGTTTCTACAATGACATTTATAAGAAGGAATATTGAAAATAAAATATGGGAAATTAATCGATTTTGTTTGGGTGAATTTAATGTAGTAGGTATAGCATCTAGATTTTTAAAATATTTTCAAAGAAACTATGAATGGAACAAAATTATTACATTTGCAGATCGAAGATGGAGTAATGGCAATCTATATGAAAAAATAGGTTTCAAAAGAAAACATTTAATAAGACCTAATTATTGGTATTTTAATCTAAATGAGTATGGTATTAATAGATTTCATAAGTTTTCATTTAGAAGAAAAGCATTAGAAATAAAATTGGAACACTTCAATTCTGAATTATCAGAATGGGAAAACATGAAAAATAATGGATGGAATAGAATTTGGGATTGTGGTAATATACTTTATATAATAGAAAAATAACATATTTACTTTTTATATATGATATGATATTATAAATTAATTCCAAAAGAAAGGGTAATGTTTTAATGATTTTATATTGTGATTTAGACGATGTACTTGTTGATTGGCAAACACCATTCTTTTCTAAATATCCAGAATTAAAAATTTCACCTTCTATTTTTACTAAAATTGTCGAATTAGGTGAGCCTTTTTTTTCAAATCTTCCATGGACAAAAGATGGTAAGAATTTATGGTCCCATATAAATAGATATAGACCTAAAATATTATCAGCAGCGGCAATTTTACACTTTGAAGTGGAACCTGAGATTGTAAAAGGTAAACTTAATTGGATATCTAATAATTTAGGTAAAGAATATGTAGATACTGCTATAATTTGTCATAGAAATGAAAAAAACTTATATTCTGGTTATAATAAAATTCTTATTGATGATAATAATCAAAATATAAAAGAATGGGAGGAAAAAGGAGGCATAGGTATTTTACATACAAATTATATGTCTACTTTAGAAAAATTAAATGAGGCTTTTAAAATTATTAAATGAAATTAATCTTCCTAAAAAGAAATGGACAGAAGTTGAATTAAATTCATTGACTAGCGATCAACTTAAAGGTTTATGGGATATGTATAAAAATACATATGCTTATATAGATCTTTCATTTAACGATGTAATGGAAATGAAAAGTTTATATAAAGTATCAATGCTTATAGATATCGATAATGATATTTTACCAAATGCTTTTATATTATATAAAAAGAAATTTGGTAATAAAATATCATTTTTAGGTACAGATGGTTCAAAAGAAGCTAAAAGAGAATTAGTTAAAAAATTTAAAGAACTTATTAATACATCAGGTTGGTGGATAGAAGCATCGGCTAAAATGGAAGAATTGGCCAAAAATATAGGTGCTCCTATTGTAAATAATAAAGAATTTGTAGAAAAAGCATTAAAAGGGAAAGAAGTGGAATGGATTGGAGATGGATATTACAAAAGAAAGTTAAAAAAGGTTTCTAAAAAGATAGTAAAAAGGATTTATGGAAAACCAAAAATATAGAGGTTTTAAATGTTAAATAGAAGAAACTTGGAAAATGAATTTAATATAGATAATCAACAAGATGAAATTATAGAATTAGAAAGAGTTGAAGAAGAACAAGAACCGGATCCATTTGAAGAAGAATGGAATAAAGAAAATGATCCTAGAAATATTATAAGAGATAATATAGAAAGAGCTAATAATATTCTAGATCTTGTTGAAGAAGAACTAAAAAATGGTAATATGACTGCAAGGATGGTAGAAGTAGCCGCTAATTTAATAAATTCTGTAACAGCCGCAGGTAAAGAATTAATATCGGATGAAAATTATAAAGTTTATTTACATCTTCGTGAACGTATGGTAAAATTAAAAGATAAAGAGATAGAATTAAAGAGATTGAAAAAAGATTCTCCTAAAAATCAAAATCTTATTATCGCTTCCAGAGAGGATGTATTAAAATTACTCAAAAATCCTAATTCAAAAGAAATTGGATATGAAGTGCAAGAGGATAAATAAAAAGAAAAATAGTTTACAAAATATGAAAACGATGTTATAATATAAGAAAAGTCGGGCAAGAAATTATATATTTAAGAGGTTATGAAAGGAGCTTTAAATGTTATCAAATTTGATGGAAGATTTTAAACAAGCAATTGTTATGCAAAAAAAATCTAGCGTATATCATGGATGGGAAGGCAATCTTCTTGAATATCTTCAAGAAGTCCATAAAAATCCTGATATAGCTAATTTTGCCCCTGGTAGAATTTATAATATGGTAATGAAATACGGTATCGAAACCGTTTCAAATGAAATGAAATTAGCCGGTTATGAAGATTTGGTTGAATATAAGTTTTTTGATGGTAATATTTTTGGTTTAGAATCAAAAATGGCCATTCATGATATAATGAAATTCCTGAAAGCAGCAGCAAGACGTACAGAAACAGGTAAAAGAATTCTTATTTTAGTGGGTCCTGTAGCATCAGGTAAATCAACGATCTCAGCATTATTGAAAAGAGGTCTTGAAAGAGATGATACCCCGATGTTTTCTATAAAAGGATGTCCAATTAATGAAGAGCCTTTGCATGCAATTCCTGAGGTTGATCGTCCTTTTTGGGAAGAAAAGCTTGGTGTAAAAATTGAAGGCCATTTGTGTCCTCATTGTTTGCACACTGTAAAGAATAACTACACAAATGAGGATGGTGTGTTGAACTGGGAAGACATTCCAGTTGTTTCCGTGAAACCGTCGGAGCAAGAACGTATTGCAATCGGAACATTTCAACCATCAGATCCTAAATCCCAAGATATTACTGAATTGATCGGTCGTCCTAATATGGCAAAAATTGCTAGATATGGTGAAACCGATCCAAGAGCTTTCAGTTTCGATGGTGAATTACAGGTTGCCAACAGAGGTCTCATTGAATATATCGAAATTTTGAAAGCTGATATTAAATTTCACTATGTTCTTATTTCCGCTGCTCAAGAGCAGGTTATTAAATCTCCGGGTTTCCCGCAAATGTATCTTGATGAGCTTATTCTTTCTCATACAAACCAAACAGAATATGACTCATTCAAAGCAGATAAAAAGAATGAAGCATTACATGACCGTATGTATAAAGTCATAGTTCCATGGAATTTAAGTGTATCAGAAGAAGTTGAAATCTATAGAAAAATGATTCAGCAATCAGATTTCCGTAATGTACATATAGCTCCTGGTACTCTTGAATTGGCAGCACAATTTGCTGTTCTCACGCGTTTGAAAAAGTCTACAAAAGTAACATCTAATGTTGAAAAAATGAGACTTTATGATGGTAAATTATCAAACGATTTTAAAAAAGAAGAAATTGATATTAAGAAACTTCGTGAAGAAGGTAGACGTACAGGCGAAGGAATGGATCAAGGTATTTCTCCAAGATTTATTATCAATGCGTTAAACATTGCATTGGCATCAAAAGAAGATAAAAAATGCATCAATCCAATTGACGTTATTAGATGTCTTAGACAAAACTTTGAACATCATACAGGAATTGAAGATCAAGATGTTAAAGGTTTTACAAATCTTTTGATTGGAGAAAAAGATTCAACATTATCTGAATATCGTGAATTTGCAAAAAGAGAAGTTAATATGGCTTTTCTATATGCATATTCAGATCAGGCAACGGAATTATTTAATAGATATATGTTAAATGTGGGTGCACACTGCCGTCGTGAAAAGGTAGAAGATACAGCAACAGGTGAATATAGTTCACCTGATGAACAACTTATGAGATCTCTTGAGGAACTTATTGGTGTACCTGTAAACTCTAAAGATGAATTCCGTAATGGTATTTTTGTTCATAAATCAGGATGTCTTGATAGAGGTGAAGAATTTACATATGAATCATATGCACCTTTAAGAGAAGCAATTGAAAAGAAATTAATGAGTGATCTTAAAAATGTTGTTAATCTATCAATTGTAAATACAACTAGTACTGATCCTAAAAAACAAAAAGCAAGAGATAGAGCTTTTAGAACATTAATTGATAAGGGATATTGTAATCATTGTGCTAATATGTTGTTATCTTTTGTGGGTGAAATTCTAAGAAAACAATCATAAAAATATAGAAATGTATAACGGGAAAGCCCGGCTTCGAAAGGGGCCGGGCTTTTATTTTTAATATTTACAATATTCAATAAATATATTATAATAATAATAAATTTAGGAGGATTTAATGTGATTAGAGTCACAGTGCAAATTGAAGATGAAGAAGATGAATCAAGATCAACTGTTATATCATCAGCATTTGAAACATTTGATGAATTAGAAAAAACAAAGTTTCTAAAAAAAGCTAGAGTTTTTGAAAAAGGTGTTGAATTCATTGACGATGGTGAAGAATGTATAAAAAAGAAAAAACCTATGGGTTTTATATTATGTGATGAAAATGAAAATGTAGAAGAAGAAAATCCAGAGGATGGAAAGGATTTATAAAATGTCAATTGTTGTACATGATGATTGGGATCTATCAGAAAAAGGTATTAAAGATGCTGAAAGACATCAGAAAAAAATAGATAAAGCAATTCGTGATAATGTACGGAATGTTATTGGAGAAGAATCGATTATTACCAAAAAGGGTGATAGAAAAGTTCGTATTCCTGTGCGAGGTCTTAAAGACTATCGTTTTATTTATGGACAAAATGATAACGGAGCAGGTGTTGGTCAAGGTGATGGTAAAGGAGGAGATGTTGTTGATTCTATTCCAAAACCAGAAAATGGAAATCAACCGGGTGAGCCGGGTGAACAGGCTGGTATTGATTATATAGAAGCTGAAGTGGATATTGATTATTTAATTGAAATAATGTTTCAAGATTTAGGTCTACCGTGGATTGAAGAAAAAACAAAAGCTCAGCAATTGATTCCTAAAGGTTGGAAATTCGAAACAACTTCAAAGAAAGGAATTATACCACGTTTACATAAGAAAAAAACAATGATGGAAGCAATTAAAAGAATGGTTGCTTTTTCTATGGAAATTGTTAATGAATGTAAATGTACACAAGACGAGGCCCACTCAGCTCTTATTCAATCTAAAGGTGATATTAATGAAGCTATAGATATTATTAATAAAGGAAATATTGAAAAAATATATAAAGGTGATATCTTTATAGAAGATGAAGATCTAAGATTTAAACAGATTGAAGAAGATGTTGAATATCAATCAAAAGCTGTTGTTATATGTATGATGGATACATCAGGTTCTATGACAATGGATAAAAAATATTTGGCCAGATCAATGTTGTTTTGGTTGGTTGAGTTTCTTAGAAAAGTCTATGATAATGTTGAAGTGTGTTTTATTACACATACTACAGAAGCACAAGAAGTGGATGAAGATACATTCTTTTACAAGGGTGAATCAGGTGGAACATATTGCGCATCTGCATTTAAATTAGCAAATTATAAAATCGAAACTGAATATCCTCTAACTGAATGGAATGTATATTGTGTATATATATCAGATGGTGAGGATTTTAATCCCAAAGATACTATTATTGAAATCGATAGGATGTTAGATAAAGAAGTTAATATGTTATCTTATGTTGAAATTGATACGGATGGTAGTACATGGAAAACACTTTTAAAAGAAATTCGTTCAAAATTTAAATTTACGAAAGGAAAAGATAATTCTGGTGTTGAATTATATAGAAATGATAGTAAAAGATTTCTTGTTTCTATTATCAAGAAAAAAGAACATATCTTTCCGGCTCTTCGTCATATGCTTTTTGAAAAACGAAAGTAAAAAGGAAAAGATTTACAACTTTACCAGAATTTGATAATATAGAGTTATATAATAATTTTAGAAGGGATATAAAATGAATAGTTTTGATTTAAAAAGATTTATTAAAATTGAAGATAGACTTAATCAATTAGCTAAAGAAAAATATGGCCTTGAATATTGTGATATTGAATGGGACATTGTACCTGATGAAAAAATGCTTGAAATTATGGCTTATCATATTCCAGGTAACTTATCAAACTGGAAATTTGGTCGTGATTATGAAAGACTTCGTACAATTAATGAACATGTAGATTCAGGATTACCTTTTGAAGTTGTTATTAATTCTGATCCATCCCGTGCGTATCTTATGAAGTCAAATACATTTGGTGTTCAATGTTTAGTAATGGCGCATGTAATAGGACATGCTGCTTTTTTTACTATGAATAAGTATTTTCAGAAATCAAGACGGGATATAATTCAATTTATGCAAACATCATCTGAGAGAGTGGTTGAGTATGAAAGAAAATATGGTATAGATGATGTAGAAAGAATTATAGATGCAGGCCATGCCATTCAGTTTCATTCATCTCCTTTTGATAATGAAACAGAAGAAAATAAAAGACAGAGGATATTTGAATATGAAAAGAAAATTTTTCATAAAGTATCTAAATCTGAATTTCGTGATGTAATGGACACAGGAGAAGACTTGGTAAAGAAAGATATAGAAAGATTTAACCAGCAGTTATGGAAAAAACTTTCTATGAAAACTCCTGTTGAACCAACAAAAGATCTTTTAAGATATCTTATTGATAATTCCAAAAACATCGAAGATTGGGAAAGAGATATTCTTGAAGTTTTGAGACAAGAAGGTAGATATTATTGGCCTCAAATTAAAACAAAATATATGAATGAAGGTTTTGCTACATATTGGCATCAAATTCTTATTAGCGATTTGGTAAATGAAGGTATACTTGGTAATAAAGAACATGCTGAATATAACTTCGCTAACTCTCTTGTAAAGGCTACAAACCCAAGACAAATGAATCCCTATCTAATAGGATCTAAAATGTGGGAAAATATTGTTGAAAGATGGGATAAAGGTCGACATGGTAAAGAATATGATGAATGTGAATCAAGAATTGAAAAAGAAAACTGGGATACTGGTGAAATGAAAGGTAAAGAAAAAATGATGGAGGTTATGAAAAGTTATACAGATTGGTTCTTTGTTCAAGACTTTCTAACACCAGAAGTTGTTGATAAATTAAAATTATATATCTATGTTGTGCAAGAAGAAATAGATAAAATTCACCTGGTTAGAACGAGACATACAGCTGAACAAGTAGCAAATATAATAATAAATAGTTTTGCTAATTCACATATACCTAATATTGAAATTATAGATGGTAATTTTGATGATATGGATATAATATATTTATATCATAATCATAGTGGTGGTGATCTTGATATAAAATATGCAGGTGAAACTTTAAGACATATATGGACAATTTGGGGTAATCCTGTAATTTTAGAAACCATAATAAATGATCAGAAATGTCGTCTCGCTGTTGATAAATCAGGACAATTTAAGAAACCACAAATAAAAGAGGATAATGGAAGTGATGGTAATGTATGGTCATCTTTTATGAATATAAATAATGTATTTGAAAATCCAAATCCTTTAATTAAATTGAAATAAAAAACGATTAATATAAAATAAAAATGGGCTAAGGAAAATATTTTCCTTAGCCCATTTTTTTATGCTTCTTGTATAAATACCTCCAAAGTAGTTAAAATAAATGGAGGTGTATAAATGCCGGTAAAATATGATGATAAATTTGTTAAAAGACCTAGAGAGGAAATAGAATATTCCCCAAATCAAATATCTGAGTTATATGAATGTTCGCAAGATGTTAACTATTTTATAAAATATGTTAAAATTATTAATCCTGATAGAGGTGAAATATTTTTCAAACCTTATGATTATCAATTAGAACTTTTAAGAAAATTTCAAGATTATAGATTTAATGTTGCCTTATGTAGTAGACAATCCGGTAAAACGACGATTGTTTCTGCATACGTCCTATGGTATGCAATGTTTCATGAAAACAAAACTATTGGTATAGTATCAAATAAAGAATCATCAGCTAAAATGATTTTACATCGTATTAAGAAAACATATGAAGCTCTTCCTCCATGGCTTAAACCCGGTGTTATTGAATATCAAAAAACAGGTATAGCTTTTGATAATGGAACTCGAATGGTTATATCTGCAACTTCTGCGGATGCTTTTCGTGGTGAAACTATGAACTTACTTGTATGTGATGAATTTGCTTTCGTGCCTGGCGGTCAGGCTGAGGAATTCTGGGCGGCTAATTATCCCACAATTTCAGCATCTAAAGAAGCAAAGATTATTATTATTTCTACACCTAATGGTCTTTTTAATATTTTTCATAGAATATATTCAGATGCAGAACTTAATAAAAATACCTTTTGTTGGACAAAAGTATCGTGGGAAAATGTACCTGGTAGAGATAAAGAATGGGCCGCTGAACAGATTAAAAATCTTGGCCAGCGACAATTTGATCAAGAATTCGCGGTTCAGTTTATCGGATCTACTAATACAGTTATTGGTCCTGAAATATTAAAGGTGATTTTAAAGAAGAATTTGAATCCTATAGCTTGGGATTTACAAGATAGGTTGGCAATATGGGAGAAACCGGACCCAGAATGCTTATATGTAATGGGTGTGGATACTGCAAAAGGTACTGGTGAAAATTATTCGGTTATTCAAGTTTTAAAAATCGAAAGTGTTAAACCAATAAAGTTATCACAAGTTGCTGTATTTCATGATAATTTAACTGATGTTTATGACTTTGCGGATATAATACACAGACTTTCAATTTTTTATAATAATGCCTATATAATGGTAGAAAATAATTCAGAAGGTGCCGCTGTTGTTAGAAGAATTTGGTGGGATCATGAAAATGAAAATTTAGTTAATTCTGGTTCTAAAGAATCTGGTCTTGGTATCAGAGCCTCTAGATCCACAAAACCTAAAGCAGTTCTTTTAATGAAAAAATTAATAGAAGATGGTTCAATAAGAATTAGACATGATAAAACATTAAAAGAACTTGGTTCTTTTATAGAAGAAAATGGAAAATTTTTTGGTAAAGATACACTTGATGATTTAGTATCAGGTTTATATTGGGCTTGTTATTTATTTGAAATGGATATATTAGATGATAATTATGAATTTATTAAAAAAGAAGAAAGTGAAGATGCATGGGGAATATTAGCAGATATTAATAATATGATAGAAGAGGATTGGTCTTGGTTGACGGATTCCGATGCTATGGGTGATTAAAAAATGATAAAATAAATACTTTTAACATGTTATGTTTTATTTCAATAAATAAGGATTTTTATTTAAATGTCTATAACAAGAAATCAATTAGCTCAAAAAATAAAGCGTCGTTTAGGACATCCTCTTATAAAAGTAGAATTGGATAATTCTCAAATAAATGATGCTATAGATTATGCGAGAGATAAATTTATAAAATGGGCTGTTGGTCAAGCAACACAAGAAACCTTTTTTACTTTGGCTTTGTCGGCTGGACAAACAATATATGATTTACCAATAGGTGTAAAAGAAATTGTTTCTTATGATGACAGTGGTTATACAACTGGTGGTATAAATACATTATTTACTATAGAAAATTATTTATTCAATCAAGGTATGTATGAATCTCTGTTCTCAACAGCAGGTGGTGGGTATACATTAGTTTCATATCATATAGCAAGAGATTTCTTAGATACTATTAGAAAATATACAGTTTCAAAATACAATTGGAAGTATCATAGATACCATAACCAATTACAAATTCAACCAGCACCGCCTATTGGTAATTCTTTATCAGTAACACAAGATGGTGTTGTGTATACTATTGATTCACCAGGATTTGTGTTGCTAAGATCGTATATGATTGAAGGTAGTAGTAATGTATCTAATTGGTCTAATAATGATAGTGATTCATATTTTTTTACTAGTGATTGGATATATGATTTTGCCACAGCTGAATGTAAAGAAATATTAGGAACCATAAGAAGAAAATTTGCAAATTTTGGTTCTATAGGCAATCAAGGTATATCTTTAGATGGAGATACATTGGTATCTGAAGCAAAAGAAGAAAAAAGAGAATTAGAAGAAAAATTAAGATTAGAAGAAACGTGGGAAGGATATGGAATAGAAATAGGTTATTAAATAAATATAAATATAAATTGAAAGAAGGAGCAGATATAAAAAATGGCAGATATAATTTTTAGTAGTTTTCCAAAATATTTAGGAGACGGTACAATAGATTTAGATAATGATACATTAAAATGTATGTTGTTGACGGAATCATATACCATTGATGCAACAGATACTGTTGTTGCTGATTTAGGTTCTGTGGAAGTATCAGGTACTGGATATACAGCAGGCGGTGTTTCTTTAACAGGTGTTTCCTGGGAAACAGCAGGAACAACAACAACTTTGGATTTTAATGATGCTCAATGGCCAAACGCATCATTTACCGCTAGATATGCTGTTATTTACGATGATACTCCAACATCACCAGCGGATCCTCTTATTTGTTTGTTTGATTTTGGATCAAATCAAACAGTAAGTAACGGCACTTTTACAATTCAGTTTAATGCTAGCGGAGTAATTTCCATAACTACATAATATTATGAAACTTATAAAATCTTCTAAAATTAGAAAAATGATAAAAGATATGTGGCCAAATTTTAAAAAATTGGAAGAAATTTATCTACAGGATGGATTTTATTTAAGTCCTAAATTAACTGAATTGGAAATTGCAGTAAAAGAAAGTAATGTGGCAAAAATGAAAAATTTAGGTGATTGTGATGATTATGCTTTATTTTCAAATGCTTTTGTGAAAAAATATTTTATTGATAAAGGTATGAATAAATTTAATGGTAAAATATATACAATAGCATACGGTGAGGCAAATGGAACAATGTGGAATGGTTGGAGCGATGCACACACAGCAAATATTGCAATTTGTGAAGAAGGATTAATTTTAGTTGAACCACAAACAGAAGAAATTTGGAAACCAAATAGTTATGATGATAGACTTTATTTTATAAGGATATAAGATGAAATTTTTAAAATATATATTTTTGATATTAATACTAGTTGTTTCAACTAGCTGTTCATTACTTGATAAATCAAGTACAATGTCAAGAGAAGAACTATTAGCTTTAACAGAAAGAACAGGAGCTACAAAAATTAGAGGATATACATGCACATCTGGCGGAACAACAGGATGTCTTGATGCCACATCTGTATCTATATTACAAGATGATGATATAAGTATAGTTGTAACAACTGATGGTAAATTAAGATTTTATACTTTTGATTCATCCTCTACAACGGCTGATAGTGATCCTGATTATATAAGACCAGATGATTACTCAACAGCTGGTGTTCATATATTGGTAAATGAATTTGATGTAAATGGTAAAATAAGTTCAAATTCTGTTTTACATAGAGTCCTTTCTTCAGCACCGCCAATTCCAGAAAATGGTATGTTAGCCGTGGCCGATGGTGATAACTGGTCAATGGGAGGAGTCAGTCAAGGTACTGATGATTGGCTTGGTATTTATAGATTAAGTGATGAAACATGGGTTGGTTTGTATAATATAACCGATGGTATTATTGTTGGAGATATAGAAAGTTTTAGTACAATTGCAAATTCAACAGATATTGGGTTGATTACAGGTGATACTTTTGGATTTGGAACAGCGGCAGATGATACATTAAATGAGTTATTTACTGCAATAGGTACAGAATTAGGATTAAAAGTTGAGATTGACGCTCCTACAGCAAATGCTTTTATGGGATATAATTTTACAGCATCTACACCTGCAAATATATATCCAGATGGTATAACAGTTGAAATTTATGATGATAATGGTACATTAAAACTTAGAGTGATTACAGGTAGTATACCTATGACATCAAGTACAAATCCAACAGTTGATGCGGAAGGTGAATTCGCGTGGGACTCAGATGATGAGCAAATTCGCGTTTATGATGGATCTCAAAATAGAGCTATTCCTACAGTCTTCTGTGAAACAATTCCAGTTTTACAACCAGATCTTGTTCAGGTAGAATCTGATGATATTATCCTGAAACACTTTGATGCAAGAGCCTATCCGTTTGGTGTCAAAATACTTGGGTATACAATAAGTGGTGGAACAATGTCCGATACCCATGTCCTTGAAGAATGGGACGATCGGGCAGGGACCACTCAAAGTACGTCTGAATCGATCACAATTGCCGACGCCCAAAGGCAGGAAGATGATGGTACTCTTTCGGATGCAGACTTTGCACCGGATAGTTTTTTAAACCTAAATCTGGACGATTCAACTGATGATATATCACAAATGGAAGTAACAATTATTTACTATATAAAAACAGGTGATTAATAATGAGTTTTAATCTTTTGAAATTTTCAAGGGCAATTATATTAATTGCTTTCATTACAGTCACTATAATTATACCTAATGCTAATAGTAAGATGATTATG